TACGCCAGGTCCAGCGGCGCCACCGCCGGCGGCGTCACGACGGTCTGAGTCGTGCGAATCACGCCGTGCATGTCGCCCTCACCTGGCTCAGGATGTCGCGGTAGCGCGCGGCGATCGCGTTCAGTTGGTACGCAGGCGCCAGCGCACGACAGGCATTCAGCGCCCGCTGACGCGCCTCGTAACCGGTCCACACGTCGAGCGCGGCCTCGAGCTCGTCTGGCGTCTCCACGATAGAGCCCGGGCCGCCAATCTCGCGCATGGCCGCCGAGGCTTGCGTGATGACCGGGCGACCGGCCGCGATCGCGTTCACCAGCTTGACGCCGCTCTTCCACTCCCGGCACATCCAGCCGTCCCACTGCCCGTCGCGCAGCGCCACGAGGATGTCGGCCGTCAACACGTCGGTCGGGTTCAGCAGCAGGGTCCAGCGACGCCGCTCCGCAGCCTTGAGGAGCGCGCCGGCCCAGCGCCCGAGAAACGCCGGGTTCCCTTGGTAGCCGATGGTCGTAACCTCCCGCTGCGCCTGCACGGGCTCAAGGCCTCTCCAGCTGTGATGCGGCAGGTAGGCACCGTCAGCGGCCCCGGCCATCGCCTGCGTGGCCCCAATCACCAACGCCGGACGGATGACGTCGAGCGCCTGGTTCAACAGGAGGCGCGCGGTGTCCTCGGCCATGTCGTTGTCGCCTGGCTGCTGCCAGAAATCCAAGGCATCCCAGACGATCGGCACACCGGCGGCGCGGGCATTCTTGGCAAACCGGCGCCCAGCGTGCTTGACGAGCACCACGAGATCGGCCCACTGCCAGTCCGAGACGTCCGGCGTCGAGGTCACGCGCGCATCGAGCGCGGAACCTAATTGCTGGCCGCGGATGTCCCAGCTGCCTGGCGCTTTGTTGGCGCCGACCATCAGGAGCTTCATGCCGGCCCCCAAATCTGGTCGGACGACAGGGCGGCCCATTGCCGATAGCCCAGGTCCGTCAGGAACGCCGCCGTCCGTCCGCGCCCTCCGCCGAATCTGGTGCCGAAGCCCTTCTCCTCGAAGAGCACAGTCGGCTGACAGCGGAGCAGTGTCGCCCTGGCACCCATGAGCGCCGGCAGTTCGCTACCCTCGACGTCCAGCTTGAGGAACCCGAGCGCGGGCAGCTCCAGCGAGTCGATCGTCACCATCGGCACGTCGCCGCCTGGCTGGACATACCGCGCGCCCGTGTTCGCGCGCGCCTCGTTCTTGGCGTCAATCGCCATCGAGACGTAACCCGGCTCGGCGCCGAGCGCCGCCTGACGCAGCACGGCATTCGGAAACGATCGCAGGTTATTCAGGAGCGCCTCGAACGTATCCGGCGCCGGCTCGAAGGCCAGCACGGCGTCGAACCGCGCCGCCAGCAGCCGGCTCCACGTGCCCACGTGGGCGCCCCCATCGATCGCGCACCGGAAGTCCGTCACGTGCGCCAGCGCGGCGTCGAGATGGTCGCCCTGATAGCGGCCATCCGCGCCGACCTGCGCCGCCATGAACACATCGGCATCCGGGAACGCGAGCTCGCCGACATACTTCATGCCGCCACCCCGCGCCAGACCGCAAATGGGTTGTTGCGCAGCCAGCCGGACAGGTGCACGACCTTGATCCCGGCGGCCCACGCGGCGTAGTCGAGACAGGCCTGATCGCGGCCGTTCCAGCGCTGCACCTCACGCCACCAGAGCGCGTTGAACGCCTGCACTTCGGGACAGATCCGACGCGCCAGCAGACCGCCCATCGTGACAGCGGTTTCACCGAGAAAGCCGCGATCGCGATACTGGCAGACCAGCTTCCACGCCCGTCGCACCCGGACAAATCCGCGATCCGCAATCGCGATCGCTTCATCCTCGATCCGTCGATGCCGATGGTGCGCGATTCCAGCGAGCGCGCTTTGCTGCAGCATCTGCGGCACCCAGTCGAGCGAGTCCGTCAACTGGTACGACGCATCGTGCCAGAGCGTCATCGTGGCGCCCTGTAACGCTCGATGATCCGCGCGCACCTTGTAGACCCGCGACTGGAGCCGCAGATCATCCGAGGGCTTGACGCGAATCCACTCGTACGGGTCGGGGCACGGCCGATCGCTGAAACAGAGGTACCGCACATCGCGCTGCACCACGAGCGGCGCCTGCACGGCATCGGTGTCTCCGAGCGCCGCGGTGTAGACGATCAACATGCCCGCTCCAGGTAGTACACCCGCTCGGGATGGGTCGTCTCGACGGCCTCATCGCGCACCAGGACATGACCCATGGCCCGCCGGAGATCGTCCGGGTTGAACCGCCACTCCGGCCAGCCGTTCTTCCGCTCAACGCGCCGCGTGATGTCCGCGTCTGGCGTGTACGTGACGATCACCATCCGGTGACGAAACGCCTGCAGGGCATTCGCGAGGATCGGCTGCCAGTCGTGCGTGTTGTCGAGCACATGCCGCAGCAGGATGCCGTCGCTGGGCTGGCGATACGCGCACAGGTCAGCCAGCGTTTGCTGGGCCGCCTGCACCGTGCCGTCGACCAGCGTGTACTGCACCGATGACGGCAGGCACGTGCCGAAATAGCCCTGCGCGCCGCCCCAATCGGCCACGGTGGCGCAGTCCTTCAGCCACTCCGCCGCGAGCCGGTAGGTGTCCACAGCCCCGTACTGATACAGCGTGCGCGGCCATGGCACCGACGTGACGGATACCGGCGGGGCGGTCATCACAGCTGCACCATCCACCAGACCGCGCCGGGCACGACGGCCGCCTGGCCGAAGCGCTCGAGCACCGCTCTCGTCACACCCGGGCATCGGCGGTCGAAGTCGTCGCCGCCCATCAGCCCGCCAGCCCGCACCTTCGGCGTCCACGCCTCGATGTCCTTCGCCACGAGCTCGTACCCGTGCGCCGCGTCGATCCAGACAGCGTCGACCGAACCGTCCTCGAACTGACCGGCCGCCTCAGCGGAGTCGCTGACGATGAGCCTGAACCGATCGCCGAGCGCATCCACCAAGGGCGCCGTATTCGCGAGGAAGTTCGCGCGGCTCATCGGAACGCCAGGGAGCCGAGCATCGCGATCAATCTCGGCCGATCCCTTGAAATGGTCGACCGCGACGAGCGTCGCCGGCTTGCCGGAGTTCATGATCTCCACGCCGACATACGAGGTCGCCCGGCCGACCCACGTCCCGACCTGGACGAACGTCGAGGCACGGTCCGACGGCAGTGCCGCGAGCATGCGGTCGAAGCCCGGCCGGACACTGTCGTCGAACCAGCCGTCGACCGTCTCGAAGTAGTGCCTCATGCGACCACCTGCCCAAGGGTGGCCTTGTAGAAGTCCGCCATGAACTCCTTGCGACGGTTGCGAAAATCGACCACGTCTCGATTCACGACCGGCACCTGGCCGTCTCGAATGTTGTGGATCTGCGCGCGTGAGCAGCGCTCGAGCACGCTGTCCGCGAAGATCATCCGCACGCGGACGCCGGCGCGCGGCACCGTGGAGCCGATCGCGTACGGCGCGATCAGTTGCTGCAGCGCGATCGTGTCGGCCCCCCATGCGATCTGGGCTTCAGGCAGCGCGACCGCGATCGCCAACGCCTGCCGGTAAAAGTCGACGAGCCGGTCTTTGGCCTGCACCGCCCAGAACTGCACGCCGTTCAGAATGAGGTACCCGCCTTTGTCGCGCGGCGGTGGCGGACGAACCAGCAGACCGAGATCCATGTTGGTCTCGAACCATCGCGACAGGTCGCCGAAGACCAACTGATCCGAATCGAGCATGATGGTGTCGCGATCGAAGTCCTCGGAGGCCAGATAGGCCAGGCAGACCTCGAGGTACCAGAGCATCAGCCGACGGTGCGTCGTCTTGTAGCGCAGCATCGGGAACGGCAGGTCGGTATCGACGTCCGTGAGCACGTACACCGTCGCGCGTCCGGCGCGGTACACGCTCTCGCGCATCATGCGGATCGCCGCGATCCAGTCGAATTCCGGCAGGGCCTTATGGTGCTCGCACTCCGCCGGCATCGGCCGGAACGGCGCCACGAATCGCACATCGCGCCTCATGACAGGAGCTCCTGGAGCCAGGCCCACATCTGCGCGGATTCCGTCGCCGGGTTCCATTGAAACCACGCCAAGTTCGCGAGGAACCGATCGCGGATCTCCACTGGGAGCGGTGTCGGCTCGTCCGGCAGTTCAGACGGACACACCGCCGCGGCCGCGCCGTCCTTACAGACGACGGGGATCCCCATCCGAATCGCGTCGACCGCGACGTTCGAATGCCAGGTGATGACGAGCGAAGCGTTGATCAGCGCCTGATCGATCGGCCCCATGCCCATCAACGGCACGTCCTGCGGCGCAGGCGCGTCGGCTTGCTTCTTCCGATAGAACACCCGACGCGCTGGCCACCGCTTGCGACACTCCGCCAGCATGGCCGTCTCCCACTTCGAGACCACGTCGGCTTCGTACTGTGCGCGCGCTTTTCGTCCGATCCCGGCGATGATGATCGGGCCCGTCGTTTTCCAGACCTGCGCGACCGGCACCCGATCGCCGACGAACCGAGCCGCCGGCCATTCCCGTCGCATGACCCACGCCTGCGGATGCGGCGCATCGATCGAGACTCGCGTCTTCGTGTTACGATCCCAGTACGCGAGGTCCATGGCGATCGCACGGCCGCCAGTCGCGATGTGGCGGGTCATCGCCGCCTGTCGGTCGTGACCGCCAGGCCCCCAGACCAGCAACCATTCCGAATGCCCGTGATACGCCCCGGTCTCGCGCACGTGCAGTCCCGCGCGACCGGCCGCCCCCATGAGCGCGGTGAAATGCGCGCCGGCCCGCAGGGTCTCCGGCTGAAAGCGGAGGCACTCGACCGTCACAGAAGTCGCCACCATTACGCGGTCTCCGCCATGGGCTTCGGCGGCCGCTGCAGGCGGTAGCCGCAGCTCCGCGCGGTCGCGTACCACTCGTCTGCGAAGGGCTGATGTTCGTAGCCCGGCATGTCTGGCACACCGAGCGTGAAGTGGGCGATCGCCGGATCGGCGTCTGCCTCTTCGCCGATGAGCACGTTCCACCGCGCTGGCAGGGCGCCAATCAGGGCGTCATCCAGCCAGCAGAACCGATGCAGATCCCGTCCGGGTACGGTATTGACCAGATCGACCGTGAGGGCGCGGTTCGCGGGATGCCCACAGTTGAACAGGATCACCGAGCTCCAGTTCTTGCGGCTGTAGCCGGTCTGCGCCTGGCCGGTCATCTTGACCGTCTCGTGCGGCACGTGCGCGTGCTGCACCACCTGCACGGCGACGGTGTCATCGGCAAGTGAGAACAGCTCAGACGCCGGCGCGCGGAACAGCACATCGCCATCGACGAAGAGCGCCCAGCCTTCATACCCGCAGAGCGCCGGCACCAGGAACCGCGCGATCGCGTGGCCGGTCGACATCGGCGCGCCGCTGATCTCGTCCCAGTACCCCTGATCGACTAGCGCCGTCTGCCGACGGTAGAGCCCCTGCGCGCGGAGTTCTGCCATAGCGATGCGCCTCACGTCGAACCGCACGGTCGCGCCATGCTGGAGCGAGGCCGAGGCAACGTTCCACGCGCACAGTTGCGCGGCATCCCAGCCGATGAACACGCGGTACGGCGGCGTGGGCGTCACGCGAGCGCCTCCTCGAGCGAGAGACGTTCGAACGCCGCGATCGACGTCTCGCGGCTGGCATTGATCACCCGGATGCCGAGCGCCGCGAGCGGTTCCACCAACGTGTCGAAGTAGTCCGCGAACTCGCGGTAGTTCGGCCGCGCCTTCCGATCCGGATGCGGTCCGCAGAAGTGGTTGTTCCCCTCCATGTCGTACCCAAGCAGGACGATCCGCGCAGCCCCGAGATGGACGGCGAGGTTGATCGCCTGATAGCCGGAGTTCTTCCCGATGCGCAGACCAGAGGGTTCCGTTTCGAGTCCAGCAAAACCGGTGTTCCTGAGCACAGTGGCCCACCGGCTGGCCTTTGGATCGAGCGTGTAGCGCAATCCGGCGAAGTCCTCGAGACACGGTCCGTGCTGAGCCCACCAGTTCCCGACGTCCGCGCCAGCCCCGTAGAGCACGTCCGCCCAGGGTGCCAGCCGGATCGCATCCTTCACGGCGATGACGCGCGCGCGTGACAGGCATGCATCCACGTCGTCCTGGGTCAGACTCGGCCCACTGCCGAGACAGACGAACGTTTCGCCAGGCCAGCGGCGCGGCACGATGGCGGCAGCAACGGCGGTAGCGGTGACAGGGGTCATGAGAAGTTCCTTCCCTGCTCGCCCCGTTCGCCTTTGAGCCCTTGCGGCCCTTGCGGCCCCTGCTGCCCGGCGCGCCCATCGCGGCCGCGTTTGACAGCCAACCGCCAGGCGCCAGAGCCGTCCTCGGGTCGTTCCGTCGTGACCGCGCGCTGCGCGATGAAGAACGATCCGCCGAAGGACACGCCGTCGCCCTGCTGATATGGCGTACCATCGCGAAACACGCCGCGGTCGAGGGGATGCGAGAGCGTGATCACACCGAGCTGCCCGGCGTCGACCGTTCGCACCAAGGCCCATGTCCGTTCGTCCACCTGGACAAGTTCAGCGCCGTCAAGCGTGCCGTCGAGACCGTCCTTGCCGTCGCGACCGTTCGCACCGTCTTTTCCAGCAGGCCCAGCCACAGTGCTGTCGCGACCGTCGCGGCCAGCCGTACCTTCCGGCCCGATGATGCTTTCGCCGTCCTTGCCGTTCAGCCCGTCAGCCCCGTCCTTGCCGTTCACGCCTGGCGCGCCATCCTTGCCATCAATCCCGTCGCGCCCGTCCTTGCCATCCTGGCCGTCAGCGCCATCGCGCCCAGAGACCCCATCTGCGCCCTTCTCGCCTGCCGGCCCAGGCACGGCCGCACGGAGTTGAACAGCCGCGAGCTTTGTCTCGAGTTCAGCGATCAGGCTCTCTAGCGGCAGCGTCGCCTTCGAGACTGCTTTGGTCACCGCTGTCGCTATCACCGCGCCGAGCGTGTCGTAGTCGGCGTCAGTCACGCGGCGGCCCTCTCCATGTGCTTGACCACGGCTGCGTCGAGTCGTGTACGGTCGAGAGCCTTCGCTGGTTCTGGTGCTGATGCCGGCGCCAGCGTCAGCGTTTTTGGCTTGCTATCGCTGCCGAGGAGATCGATTGGCCAGTTCTGCTTCTGCATGAACAGCTGATCGCCGCCACTGACCGGGCCGAGCCGACGGGAGAACCGACGTCGTGCCTCGTTGGGCCGCAGCACGCCACCGCTCGCACCCTTTGTCGCCACTTCCATGCGCTGCACCGAATCCATCCGGTCGAGCGCATCGAGATCGAATTCGATCTCGTAGTCCTTCATCTCGAGCCCCTCCGTCAGACAGAGCTCGAGCGACTCAAAGAGCACCTGCAGGCACTGGCCGTAGTAAATCTGGCCGAGCGCCTCGACGTTGTTGTAGCTGGGGAGCGGCCCGACACCCGCCATGAACGCTGGAAAATGCAGCGTCGCGCAGACCTTCTCGTCGTCCCATTTGAGCAGTTCGATCATCTGGGCATCGACAGCCGACATCACCGCTGGGTTCGTAAACACGAGCCCGTCTCCGGCCACCATGATCTTTCCGGTGTTTTCTTCGCCCGTGAAGTTCTCGGTGTAGTACGTGGACAGCCGCTCGGCCGTGTCCTTGCTGATTTGGCCTGGCGCGGTCAGGACGCCGCTGATCTTCAGGCCCTTCCGGAACATCCGTGTGGCGTTGCTGACAATCGTCAGCGACTGCATCGCGGCGTGACCGGACGCGTAGATCGGTGAGAGGCCGACCAACGGGTGATACAGACAATTCCACGAGTCGTGGATGATGTCGCGCGCCGGCACGAGAATGCTCTGCTCCGTCACGCCCGCGAGCACGTCCTGTCCGAGCGCGTAGTAGACGTCACCCGCTGGGGTAACCATCGGCCGCACCCGTGTCGGATCGAGCAGATAGAGCGCCGATACGACACCATGCCGATGGCGCTCCTTCAGCGCATAGGCGTTGCCGCGAAAAATTTTCGAGAGGATCCAATAGGCGTAGAACTGAATCCGGTTCTGGTAGTGATTGGGCCGACTGAGGACCGGCGAGTAGGCCGGATTATCGACTTCTTTACAGACACCAGCGACTTCCTGAATCAGCATCGGCCGGCACTTCGCGACGTCGCCGGCGATCTGGGTCGCGGCAGCAAAGAACGTCGGGTGCGTCGCGACATCCTCGACTGATGCGACAATGCCGCGCTGCCATGCGCCAGCAAAACTCTCGCGGATGATGGGAAACCAGCCGCCCGCCGACGATCCTGGCGAGAAGGGCCAGGCCGTGATCAGGTTGCTAGCGTCAGCCGACTTTCGGCGCGAGATCTGGAGACCAAACGGCAGCCGCATCAGCCCTCAGCGACCAGATCGCGCCGATGGTACCGGCGCCGCGGCTTTGTCTCTTCAGCGATCGGATCGTCAATCGAGCGCACCGCTTCGACCAGCAGGAACACGCGCGCTTCGTCGTCGTTGAGTTCGACCGTGTCGCCAGGCTCCTGGCCTTTCGGAAGGGTCTTCAACACCAGATACCGAGACATCGAGACTCCCTGACGCGGGAAAGATCCGACGGGGCTCTATGTGTCCCCGCCGGACCGGTTCAGTGACTACGCGACGTAGGCGGCCGGCGAGATGTAGCCCACCGCGGTGGACCGACGCATCTTCCAGGTGATCTCGCGATGCGCCAGCAGGCCGACCGCGCCGGTCTGCCACAGCGAGACGAGCGAGGCGCCCGTGCCGCTGATGGCGCTCGCCGATGAGGTGCTCTGCATTTCGAGCGACGCCTGATCGCTCGCGTCGACCGTCACCACGCCATCGTCGGCGAGATAGACCTCGCTGGCCTTGACCGCCACGATGGAGTTGGTCGACGGCGATCCGACACTCTGGAGGTTCTCGGAGGTGATGACGGGCAGTCCGCGGAAGTTGCCGCCAACCATCGAGATGTTCGGGAAGTAGAGCATCCCGAGCGTCGTCGTCATCATCGAAATCTGCAGCGCCTGCGAGGCGGACATGATCAACACCACGTCCGAGGCGTCCAGGTTGTTCTGGGTGAACTGCTTCAGCAGCGTCGTCATGTCCGTCACGAGCGCCGCCGCGGTGGTGGTCGTCGGAGCCACAGCCACGACGCCGTTGGTGATCGAGGCCGGCGAGGTCGTGCCACTGGCCGCCTTACCCGGATCGATGAAGTCGACGTCGAGTTTCGTGTTGACCGCGCGCGCGAGGTCATCGCGGACGCGCGCCTCGGCGGACGGATTCGAGAAGCGAATCGCTTCCTTGGTCAGGATGGCGAGCGCCGCCACGTTGTTGTACGTGAGGGTCGTGTTGAAGGTCACCGCCGCCGTCGGAATGGCCGGCAGACCTTCACCCTTCCACGCCGCCACGTAGCCGGTCGAGATGCCGGACACGCGCTCGTTGAAGCCCACACGACGTAGCGTCGGATAGTTCGGGCCGCCGCCAGGATTCGGGCCGCCGAACTTGCCGATGATGGAACCGGGCCGCAGGTACTCGATGAAGTCGTTCATCACGCTGTAGGGCACCATGTCGTCGAGGTAATGGCTGCCCGACGTCGCGCCGCCCGTGACGGCGGTCTTCTCGACCATCGCCATGACGCCCGGATCGTCCGGGTAGTGCTTCTGCGCGAGCCGCATCGCCTCGCCGGTGTTCCCGCGGGAGGCGCCCATGCACATCGCATAGCGGGCGAAGAGGATCCCTTTCGGGAGCTCACGGTTGACCGTGATGACGGCGCCAGCCCGCGCCTGCAGGCCCTGCTGTACCGTCGCACCTTTGACTTCCACGACGGCCGCCTTCTCGCGCGCTTCGAGGACGCGCAGATCGGCGATTTCGTCGTCGATGCCCTTGATCTCGTCGGTCAGCGTCGTGAACGCCTCGCGCTCGGCGGTATCTTTGGCCCGGTTCGCCTCGTTCGCCTTCGCCTGAATGGCGTCCTGCTCGGCGGCCTTCACCGCGCGCGTGTTCGTCCAGTCGGCAATCTGATCCGCAATGCTTTTCTTCATGGTCGTACGGTCCTTGGCGATCGTCCTGAGGACGCGCCTGGAGGCCGAGGCGCCGGCCGGTTGGATGTCAGCCGAGAGGCCGACGTCGAGTGATTTGATGGTTTGAATCGAGGCGTCCTGGTTGGCCGGGATCGTCACGGCCGAGAGCTCGAGCCAGAGCCACTCGAGGAAATGGAAGCCGCCCGTGACCTTGTCGTAAGACTCTTCGAGGCTCTGGAAGCCAATCGACAGGCCGCGCACCAGCCCGAGGGCGATGCTCTGCCAGGCCATGTCGAGGCGATCTTTCAGTTGGCCAGGGATGTCCGTCGAGGCGATCTGCGCGGTGATTTCGATGCCGTTCTTGGTTGCCTTCGCCGCGGTGACGGTGCCGATCGGCTGCTTGGAGTCGTGCTGCCAGAGCAAGGGAATGGGCAGCTCGAACTGCGCGCCCCCTGGCTCGACGACGTCGCCCATGCGATCGGTCGACGCAGACGTGGCGATGCCCGTGATGACGCGCTGCGCCTCATCGACGCTCTTAATTTCGAGACGACTGTAGGCCCGATTCATAGGATCTCGCATCCCATGTTCGGGCCTATCCGGCGAAGCTGTATTTAATCTGTAGGAGAAATCCCGAGGCTGAGAAACAGCACGCGGCGCCCATAGTCGGATAACGACGGCGCGCGACGCTCGTTGGCCAAACGGATCAAGGCATCATGCTCGCGCGGCGTCACCGCGATCGAGATGGTCGACGTACGCGGCTCGTCAACCGGCGGGCGACCCCGAGGTCTCACCACCGCGACGCCGGCGTCACGGTCCCGCCTCATGGCTTCGTCCCACCCAGTATCAGCATCTGATACTGCGGCTCTGCCGGCGGCTGCTGCATGGACAAGGCTTTGTCGCCCATGATCATCCCAACCGCGCCGTCGACGCGCTTCGCGGCCTTCTTCGGTTTCACCGGACGGATGCGACCCGCGTCATCCGTCTTGATCGCCGCGTTGCTCCAGTTCCACCGCAACGTCGGATGTCCGTCATGCGTCACACGCTGGCCCTTGATCAGCGCCTCGATGATCTGCGACGGCTCCGAAAACATCTTGTAGTTCTGCAGAATTTCGAGGATCTTCAGGCCGCCACGATCCCTGAGCTTCGTCGCGATGTCGGTCGCGAAGGCCGGGTCGTACCCAACCGTCCCCTGCTTCAACAGCGGGTACCGTGGCACGATCTTGGTCGTGATGTCCTCGTAGATGCGGCTGTAGTCGATGATGTCGCCCTCGGTCGCGGTCACGAGCCCCTGCTCGACCCACTGCGAGTACGGGACCCCGTCCTTCTCCTCGTGCTGGCGCATCGTGTTCTCGGGAATCCAGAAGAACGGCCGCACCAACAACCGATAGTTCAAGGAGATCGATCGCTTGGTGATGGCGCCGGTGCTGTCCTCACCAACGACCTCGAGCGCCGCGGCCGTCGTCAGGTACTGCCGGAACACGACGACGAACGCCGCCAGGTCCCACTTCTGCGCGAGGTCAAGGCCGGCCGCGCACTCGAGCGTCACGAGCTCGGCGTCGTCAAGCGGGCCCTTGCAGGCGTCCCACCAGTCGATCGGGATCCACGCGGTCGCCTGGTTCACCCATCGGTTGAGGTGATACCGGAGGAAGTCATTCAGCTTCCGCGGCTCGTTCCGCGCCTGTGTCGCCAATCCCGCGATCTTGTCTTCCGAGATGGTGACGCCGAGTGCCGGGTTGACCCGCCGCCAGAGCGCCGGCGCCGTCCAGTCGTCTTTCGGATCGGCTTCGAAGATGACCGGCAGGTGCCGCTCGTCGGTGATCGTCCTGTTCAGCACGCGCCTGGCGTAGTCGTACTCTTCAAAGCAGATCGACTCGTCATCGTCGCCGGCCGTCGTGATCAACAAGATCAGCGGCTGGCTGCGAGCAATTACCCCGCGCGTGAGGGTTTCGAACAGATCCCGATCCGGCTGCGCGTGCAGCTCGTCGATGATCAGACAGTGAATGTTCGGGCCGTGCTTCGTCGCCGCCTCCGACGAGAGCACCTGGAAGAAGGCGCTGGGATCATCCGCCCGCACGATCGAGTTACGGTACACGACGAGCCGCTTCTGGAGTTGCGGGTTTGCCTCCACCATCGACTTCGCGGCCGCGAACAGAATGCGCGCCTGCTCACGATCAGCCGCGGCGACGTACACCTCCGCGCCTGGCTCGCCGTCGGCCAGCAGCATGTAGAGCGCCAGACCGGCGATCAGCTGGGTCTTCCCGTTCTTCTTCGGGATCTCGATGTACGCCTTCTGGAACCGCCGCAGGCCCGCCGCGTCCACCCAGCCAAAGATCGGCCGCAGGATCAGCTGGATCTGGTAGTCGAGGGGCTGGAAGGCTTTCCCGGCGAAATCGCCCTTGCTGTGACTGCAGTACCTCGGGAAGAAGGCAGACACCCGGTCGGCCTTCGCCGCATCGAACCGGTACTTTCCGCCACAGTCATCGATAGGGACCGTGACCCCTGGCCAGCGTTCGTGCGGCGCCTGCTCTCCCACGCCCCACCAGGCCGGCGCCAACGCGGTCGTCATCAGTTCCGCGCCCCGCCGAAGAACGCCGCGTCTTCGTCCGCCGCGCCCGTCGAGGCGTCCGTCACCGGCATCGCGCGGCCGTTCGGCGCCAGCATGAACTGGAGCTCGAGCGCCGTGACCTGCTTCAGCAGCCCGCGATGGTTCGCCCCGCCGACGCCGGAGCTCTTCGCCTCGTTCCGCTCGAGCACGACCACCTTGCAGTACCGCTCGAAGCTGAGGGCTGACGCCTTGGTCAGGCTGCGGTTGGCAAACGCATGAGGGGCCTGCTTCAGCCAGATCGCTCGTTCTTCCGCCGTCAAATCGTTCGGCGCGTCGAACTCTTCGATCGGTGACCCGGGATTCGTCGGCGGCGGTGCAACGGGTACAGACGGATGCTGCAACAGTCTCGCGGTCAGAGACTTAGGCTTCCGACCGGCTCCGATGCGCTTCCCGCCTCTAGGCATACCGTTTGATTTCTCTAAATCAAAGAACAATCAACTAAGGACTTCAGATTGGTTTTCATGCGCGATGGCC